AGTATTAAAGACTGGCTTAAAATTAAAGCAACTTGCAAATGAGGCGGGAATCACTCCCGAATATTTATCAAGAATATTACGCGGTAAAGAATCAGCGAGCGCAGAGAGAGCGCAAATACTCGCTAAATTGGCGAATGAGATGACAAGAAGAAAAGGCTACTTTGTAGCGTCAGATTTTAGAGAAGAGGAAGGATAAACCAAATGAAAACACTTGGACACTTGCGGGTCGTTGGATATGTCACTGGCGATCCAAAGCTAGAGACGAGCAAAACAGGAACATCATATTTAAAATTCTCAATTCGTTGGTATGAGAACCGCAAAGATTCAGACAAGACAATGTTCATGGATTGTGTCGCTTTTGGACTGACTGCGGAGTATATGGCGCAGAGACTTGAGAAAGGCGCGCCCGCTTATGTGGAAGGCGAGCTTATTAATGATCGTTGGGAAGATGACCAGGGGCGCAAGCGTGATTCATGGTGCATTAAAGTCCGTGAGTATGTAGCACTTTCAACAGCACAGCGCGAGCAAGGGCAACAAGCGCAGCCTTTCAAGCGTGAAGAGAAACCCGCTCAAGCTTTGTGGGGTCAATCTTCATCCTCTGACAGTTGGAGTAAGGCCAATGACCGACGAAATGATCCATTCTAGTTCGTTACTGATCGACGTTGCGCGCGAGCTTTTGCGAGATCAACCAAAGATGTTCGCTCGTATTGAGTACGCTTTGACGCTGTCGATTGTTGAAGAGTTGTTTAAATATCGCGGTCAATCTGCGGAGAAGATCGCCGAGCGCTTGAACTGGGAGGAGTCGAGAGTTGAAGCTTTTATTAATGATAATTGGAGCCGGTTGAAGTTGTAAACATTGCAAGCAAAAAGGAGTTAACGCAATGAACACAAAAACAGAATTCACATTCGGGAAACTATACAAAGATATAAACACATCAAACACTTTGAAGAGATTCGCAATGCAAGTCTCGCCAATGCAACACTTCAGAGAATTGTATGTAAACGCAATAGAAGGCGGGGCAACTCGCGTTGAAGTTACTTCAGACCATGACACTTTTAAAAGAATTGGAGTCTCCAGGCTATGCGTAAAAGATAACGGAAACGGAATGACCGCCGATGAGTTGAAGTTGTACATTGGTAATCATAACAGTTCATCAAAGAGCAAGACGAGCGGAGTGCATGACAACTTCGGAATCGGGGCAAAGGCTACTTGCTTGACGTGGAATAAGTACGGCCTTGTTTATCTGTCTTATACTAAGTCAGGTAATTCTATGGTTTGGCTTGCTTACAGTGAAGAGGCTAACTCTTATGTTATGCGAACAGTTCGAGTTTTAGAGTGGGATGATGAGAATAATAGACCTTTTACAGATGATAAAGGCGATCCAAATTATGTTTTATCGGATTCAGTGATTGACCTTGATCTACTTGAGAAGACCTACAAAAACGAAGGCTTTGAAGGTGTGAAATGGTGGAATATTCTTCCAAGTGGTGGGAGTCGTTACGGTACTGTTGTTATACTTTGCGGGAATCATCGAAAAGATAATACTGCTTTCCATGATGCCGATGGTAACGCAATTACAATGCGAGATATTCGAGGGTACTACACTCAGAGATTCTCTAATTTAGATAAAACGTTGAGTGTTGGTTTTTATAAACCCCACGCTATAGATTTAAACGGATCTCAGAGACATGCAAAAACCCCCGCGTATGGTCTTCGTCAGTTATTGTTTGCAAGTAATTATGTACCAGAGCATCAGATGTTCAATGATTGGAAAGTAGAAACTTTTATAGGTTCATCAGTTGCTTTAAGTGCTAGTGAAAGAACGAAACTTACTAATAGGCAAGCGGTATATTTTAGGAAAGGTATGATCTTCTTTGAATATAGAGGCGAATTCTACAACATTAAAGGCGGTTATAATGTCTTGAAGAGCTTTGGTATTAATCAAAAAGAAGTTGCAAGGCGAACGGTTTTAATCATCACGCCGCCAGAGTTTCAAGAGAACAAAGAAACCGGGAGTTACTCGGGAGCGTTTCCAAGTGAGACGCGCGATCAATTAAAATTTATCACTGGTCAATATGGCCAGAACGAATTGAGAGACGAGTTCTTAACAACTACTAAAGAATTGAATTATGATGACTTAAAAACTGCATATGATCTTGATAAGCCGCCGATGATGGCGAGGTTACTTGAAGAAGCTTTTGAAAAACAGGTCTCTCAAATATCATCAACAAGCGAAGATGATTTAAAAAAGTATGCTTCAATGTTCTCGACTATGAGAACGACAAGGAAGAGAGAAGAGGAGAAGCGCTTTGTAGCTGACTCAGAAGGTGTCAACGATTTTACACCGGGTGAGTTGTCAGCGGCGAACGGTACGCCAACGAATGATAAAAACCAGAGAGAGACAGGATCAAACGAGAAGCGCGGCGAATCTTCGAGCGGTGGAAGTGTTGCGAACAATCCAGAGGTAGGTAAAGAGGGCGGCGAGGTCAAGGGGCGTGAAGTAAACAAGCGCAGAAACGAGCCGGTAATCAAAGTCATGTGGAAACGTCACGCGGCAAATGATGAGCTTGACAGTGATGAGTTCGAGAACTTTTTATATGATGATGGTGTCGTTTATCCTTTCCGCTATGATCACAGTGAAAAGGGCGGTATTTTGTACGGAAATAAGGATCATGACATCTGGAAGGAGATCTCTATATTTCACCGCAAGGGCTTCAGAAATGCAGAATCAGAAGCGGTGTATAAGGGGATTATCGAGATCGTAAAAGATACTTATATTTCATCTGCTCGGCTTTCTATCATGCACATTAAGAACCAACGAAAAGCAGATAGAAAGATCAATATCAATGAGAGAACAACGCCGCAGTGTTTATCATTTATGACTTATGGAGTAAGCCATCTCGCTTCAAAAGTTGAGCAACGGATCATTAAAGAGCTTGAATTGAAAAGGAAGAAATAACATGAAAAGCGACCTTGACGGACTAGCAGAGAGAGAAGCCGCAACCGGCACAAACAACGCGCGCGCGAATGATCCAAAGTTTAAGCGATTCCTTGAACAATTGGCCGTTGGTCAATCAATCAGCGGCGCTTGCGGTGCGTCAGACTTTCCACGGCGAAAGCTTTATAAATGGATGGAAAGTGACGAGGAGATACGCGACCTAGTCGACCACGCAAAATGTAAAGGATTGTCAACGCTAGAACTTGAGATGCGCCATGCCTCACAAGGCGGCAACGGTGATTGGCGCGCGTCCTCTTGGATCATGTCCCGATTGCATCCGAATGATTACGGCGAGAAGAAAGAATTGACTGTATCGACTAACGACGGCGCAAAGAAACAACTTGAAATGGTAAGCGCAATGATTGAGCAGACAAGCGAACTGATGAACGAGGGTGATGAGTAAATATAAGCCGGGTTATCAATACCTCACAGAAGAATATTACCAAGTAATACTCAAGAGGCGGCGGTTGAAGCGGGCGAATGAATCACCAAGAGAAAAAGCTATAAGGCGTAAACAGTTTAGAGAGTATCAAAAAGAGAGGCGGCGGTTGATCAATGAACGAAGCAAAGCGGCAATATCTGAAGATGAGCGAAGCGCAATATCAGAAGAAGTTAAGGCAGCGGAGATTAAAGCGAGCCAACGAGACGCCAGAGGAGAAGGAAGCGAGACGAAAGAAGTTTCGCGAGTATCAGCGGGAATACAGAAAGAGGCAGCAGACATGAGCCGTTACAACGAAGTCCGAAGAATCGCAAAGGTGACGAGCTACGAAGAAGACCTTGAGAAAGAAGAGGCTCGCCGCGCTCAAAGGCTTAAACGCTATCACGAGGACGGCGGCAGGGAACGAAGGGCGCAAGCGTACCGAAACCGCAAGCGCTCGAAGTCTTCTTTACTAGATGAGCCGAAGCCATCAAAGCCGATAATTGATAAGTCAAATGATGTTTATCGAAAGGTAGCGACCAGGGCGGCAATCGCTTACATGGAGTTAACGCCAGAGCAGAGACTTGAGCGGATTCGCCGAGTGTATGAAGGCCGATGAATAGAAGAGCATTGATTAAACCGGCGGGGCGAGCGTTCGCTTATTTTGGTCATAAGATGAGATACATTGATCGGTATCCTGTGCCAAGGTATGACCATATTATCGAACCATTCGCGGGCGGCGCGGGTTATGCTCTGAGATATTGCGACCTTAAAGTGACGCTTTACGAGCTAGATGAAAAGGTTTGTATACTATGGGATTATTTAATTAATGCTTCTGAGGCTGACATTTTAGCGCTTCCATTAATGGAGCCGAATCAATCCGTATATGATCTTAATTTAGATGAGGGGCCTACTCTATTGATTGGGCGTTGGACTAATCCAATGAGTGGAAGATTCAAACCCAAAATACCAAACTGCATGAGTGAATACATGGAGTCTACTGATAACAATCCAGATAGTAGAATGTGGTCTTTTGATCGCCGCTTTATGATCAGTCAAACAGTTAAAAGAATTAATCACTGGAAGATAATCAATAAAAGTTATGAAGAGGCTATAAATAAAAAAGCTACATGGTTCATTGATCCCCCTTATGCTTCATCAGTCAGTAAAACGGGTTATAAACATCATAAGATTGATTATAATCAACTCGCCTCTTTTTGTAGATCTCGGAAGGGTCAAGCGGTCGTTTGTGAGAATACTGATTCTCCTCAATGGTTACCGTTTCGTGAATTGTTGACGCTGTCAGGAGGAAGGCAAGACCAAGACAAAAAGAGAAAATCAACAGAAGTCATATGGTGCAGTGATGATCAAGATTATCCCATGCAACAACAATCTCTCTTATGAAACTTGAATACACTGCGCTACAAAAAGAACTTATCGCCGCGATCACTCAGAAGAATGCTTTTGTAGCGGTTCGTGCGGGTTGGGGAGCGAGCAAAACAAGCGCGCTCGTGTTCGGTCTTCTTTATGTAGCAACGTGGCGACCGGGTACAAGTTCACTATTGGTCACAGACACGGCGCCGCGCTATCGTTCTGTTTTAGGTCCGGAACTTGAAAAGTGGTTAAGTCCTCTTGGTTGGACATACAATCAACTAAAAGGGGAGTGGAAAGATCCAAATACAGGGAGTTCCATTTGGTGCCGTTCATACTTTCGACCGGGTACGAAGGAGAGCACTAGCAACCCGCTCGAAGGGTTGAACATCACTTCCGGCTTTGCCTTTATTGATGAATGTCAGGTCTTTCCATCGGCTGAGGTTGCATACAAAGCTTTAGGCCGTTTAAGATCTGGCCCTAGTCCTTGCCTTGTGATGGTCGGCTTACCTGTGAGCGATGCTTGGTGGGTCAAGCTTGCCGAACAAAGCGGCGGGCGCTGCTTGTTCTATTCTTCGCACGTCAACAAAGCTAACTTAAGTGATGAATGGTTTGAAGCTGTCAAGCATTTACCCGAGGCTGAACGGCTCGCGATGATCGAGAATAAACCGCAACCGCCGAGCGGTCTTGTGTTGTCGGAATGGACAGAAGGACACGTTATAGACAACTGGAAATATCGCGAACATCTTCAAGGGCGAATAGCAATAGACTGGGGATTCAGAAAGCCTAGCGTGTTGATCATTGTTCACGATCCAGACTTAAACGCAGACATAATCTGCGGAGAGTTGAACCCGCGCGAAGTGAGTCTTGATGACTTAGCGCAATTGATCATGGCCATAGCTTGGCCGCGAAAGATCAAACAATATGCACCGTCGCCGCGCATCTGGCTTGATGATGGAGTAGCAGACAAAGCCGGCGCCGCTCGATCAGATCACTCAGGTATATCAGCATTTCGACATCTTGGAAGCGATCCACCGCGAGGAATAGGGCTTCCTTTGAAGTGGACAACGGACCCAATCAGAACCAACATTTTAAACGGTATCCAAAAACTAAAGCGAGCGCTCGCAAGAAAGGAATACTTAATCACTCGTGAAGTTTGGGAAGCGGGCGACCGCGCCCAGGGTAACAGCTTGCGCAAGTCAATCATGTCTTATTCATGGGCGAACACTAAAGACGAGCCAGTAAAAGACGGTCGAGAAGATCCGATTGACGCACTACGGTATGACTGTATTTTTTGGCGGTGGAATGATGACGTTGAAAGAGCTATGTCAAGAGTGAAGGCGAGAGGCGCGAGCAGATCACGGCGGGTTAAGGTTGGCGGTAGAAAGTTTATTGACTTCTGATTGATCATTCTTCATCTTATTTATCCCGACTGTTTACCAAGAAGTTAAACCGACCTCGGGCCGCAGTTGGGTAGAAAAAAGTCCACTTTGAAAGGCGATCCTTGCGGGTCGCTTTTCTTTTTTGTATATGTTGGGTAACTCCTTTTTGCTTCGCTCGCGGCTTCCTTCCTCGCGGGCGTTGCTGTTTTAAGGTGCTTGACATTTAAAGCGATTATATTCACTTAATTAAAAAGAGGTGAACATATGATCAATACAGAGCGTGACCCTGAGCACATGCCCGCGTATACCCCACGGTTTACGATTAAAGGTATTACGGGAACTAACCTTGCTTCTGGTTCGATCGTTGGAAAAGAACAGAATCCAAAGCTCACCGGAAAGAATTGGGTACTCGAAGCTGAATCAATGCTATCGAGTGATCCTATAGTTCGCCGCTCTTGGACCATGCTCCGTCAAACTTTGCTTTCTGCATCATGGCGCTTTGAGTCAGCTAATCAAGGTGATCCGGTTTGTGATGAGTTGGCGCGCTATGCAAATGAGGCTTTCGGCCTTGATGGATATAGCGGCCAGATGTCTTCAAGTTGGGAGGAACAGTTAAGTTATTTATGGGAGTTCGTGCCGCTTGGTTATCGATACGCTGAAGAAGTTTACAAAGTCGGGCCAGATGAGAACGGACGCGTTAAAGTCTGGCTCGATCGATACGCAGACCGGGAGCCTAGCGCACATCAAAAATGGTTGAGTCGAGACGGTCAACAACTTGACGGCGTTTACCAAGATATGGTCGGTCATATCGTACCGGAGCCGATACCATCGAATAAAATGATACTGCTCACCTTGAATAAAACAGGTAGCAACTTTGAGGGCGTAGGTATGCTGCGCTCATGTTGGTGGTGGTGGCGAACTAAACAACGAGTTAGTAACATGATGCTCGTAGGTTTGGATCGTTGGGCGGTTCCTACTCCTAAAGTCTCAGTCGACCGCTCAGTAGCTGAACAACAAGGCTACACACAATCAGACATTGAAGCGATGATTGATGAAGCTGAAGCGCAAGCGCAAAACTTTTTAAGCGCTGAACAAAGCTATCTGGTCGAGTCAAGCGCGGTCAAGTTTGATAATTATTCAGTTATGCCGAATCTATACAGTCAAGGCCCGATTGATATAATTACAAAGTGTGATTCACAAATCGCCGCCTCATTCCTTGCACAATTCGCCGACCTCGGAAACACCGAAACCGGGGCGCGGTCAGTTGGTGAGATTCATCTAAGCGTATTTAGAAGAGCGGCAATTAATCTTTGTGATCTAGTCGCGGCGGTGGTAAGTGGACCAGACAGAAGAGCGGCGGGTACAATTGGCCGGTTGATTCAATGGAACTACGGACCAATGGACCCCTCCAAACTTCCAAGGCTTACACACTTAGGTCTTGATACAGATGACCTTGCCGAATCAATGGGCATGCTTCCCGGGCTTGTTCAGTCAGGATTGTTAACGCCAGATGATGAGCTAGAGCGAGCGTTAAGACAAAGACTAGGCGCGGGCGATCTTCCAGAAGACGCAGTAAGGACACCAAGAGAGAGGGCGGCGAGCGCTCGAGGTGGTAACGCAAGCGCGGCGACACTAGCAGAAGAGATCATAAGGCGGCGCAATGTCTAAAAGAACCATCGCGCAAACACCGGCGCCCAAAAAAGACAGAATCAAAGGATCGCGCAAGAATCCAAAAGGGAGCGCAAGCGGTAAGCGTGGAAATATTGAGATCGGAGCGGAGACAGAAAAGGCCCTAGTCAATGCTCGTGATAAGCATAACAAACGATACAGGGGCGCGGGAAAGACTGTCGACCTTGGAACACTTAAGGCAGTATTCAGAAGAGGCGCGGGCGCGTTCTCAACTTCTCACCGTCCCGGGATGAATCGCAATCAATGGGGCCTTGCTCGTGTCAAAGCTTTCTTAAAGTTGGTAGGTACTGGCGAGCGTAAAGAAGCTTATAATACTGACCTTGACTTGCTACCTAAAGCTCACCCGCAATATAGAGCAGATAAAGAGACTCTTTTAGCGGTTCCCAAGAAGTATGATCATATTGACTTTGTACCGCCCAAAGGCGCGCAAGATGCGGCCGAGAGAGCATTAAGAATCAGAGCATCAAAACCGATGAGTCAACGCGGTATGACTGCCGTGGGTATCGCTCGCGCTCGTGATCTTAAAGCCGGTAAAACTTTATCACCCGAGACCGTGCGGCGCATGCTCGCATACTTCACCCGACATGAGGTCGACAAAGAAGGCGCAACCTGGAAAGACTACGGCAAAGGCCGGCAGGCTTGGTTGGGGTGGGGAGGAGATGCCGGTTTTAGATGGTCGAAGAAAGTAGTTGATCAGATGAATGATGCAGACAAAAAACAACAAGCTTTAAGGGCGTATGGTGAGGCCGTCTTACTTGGTGAAGTTGGAGAATATAAAGTACCCGACGGTTTAACCGTTGGTAAGCCCTTCAAGACTTTAGGACTTGGCCAAGTATCAAGCCGCATGAACGGTGAGAAGATCGGGAACGCGATCACCTCTGACCTACTCGAAGAGATGCGGCGCGTATATTATGCACGGCGTGAAGCTGATCCAGTTATAATTGATTGGCAGCATGCAACGAGTCCATTCAACGGAGGACCGCCGGCACCGCCTGAGAGCGGGAACGCCTTAGGCTTAATAGTCGATCTTGAATTAAGAGAAGACGGACTGTATGCAATCCCCGCCTACAACGAGCGCGGGCTTTCAATCGTTAGAGACGCAGGCGGCGTTCTTTGGTCCTCGCCTGAGTATCTCGACGGTGAAGTCTACGCAAGAGAAGGCGGTGACAAAATCGGTGATGCTCAATTGTTGGCCATCACCCTTACCCCCAGACCTGCTCAAGCATCAACACAGCTTGAGCCTGTAACATTAGGAGAAAAGTTTATGGAAGACATAAACGAAATGTCAATTGACGAACTCCGAGATATGCTACGAGCCAAGCACGACATGGTTCTTGAGCTTGAAAAGCGTGTAGCGGAGATGACCAAAAAAGCAGAGGCGGCTGTTGAAGCCCAACTCGACACTGAAAAGGAAGAGATGGGCGAATACAAAATAGAAGTTGAAGAGATGGAAGAGAAGAAGGAAGACGAGCCAAAGAAGATGGCTGAGTCGGTCGCACACTCTGAGAATCTCCAACTTTTAAATGAGGTCAAAGCACTTCGAGAGCAACTTTTAAAAGTTGAGGCTGAGAAGTACGAGACAGCAAAGAGCGCCGCGATCAATACCCTTTTAAGTGAGGGCAAGATTGCACCGAGCGCAGAAAGCGCCGCTCGTGACGCTTATGACCTACGCGACACCAAGCCCGCATTATGGGCGCATTTCTCAGAGGCCGCGCCGGTTGTACCAATGAAGGAAATTGGACACGGCGCAAGCGCTGAAGAGATCACCCGAGAGAATCTAGCTTCTCGACTTGCTGAAGAAGCAAAAGCAAAGAGCATCACTTTTAGTGAGGCATTAAATCAATTTAGATCGGCTAACCCTGATCAATACGCTCGAATCTATGGAGGCTAACCAATGGCAGAGCAAAACATTGTAAAATCATATATTGCGGGCGGTACGATTACAGAGTTCGCCCTTGTTAAACTTGCTACTGATGGAGATGTCGAAGTGGCAGGCGCTTCTGATGGTGTAAACATCATTGGAGTTGCTCAACGTGCGGCATCAACCGGCGACATCGTTGACGTAGTTGTGCACGGTCTTACACGCGCAGTGATCGACACCGCGATTGACTTGACTAGCGCGGTCGCTCTACCTGTTCAGTGTGGAGATAATGGTCACCTTGATGCTAACGCTTCCGGCGGTTATGGCATTGGGTATCTCATCCCTGCTAAAGCTAATCTCGCGCTCGCTAGTGGTGAGCAAGTCGAGATTATCTTCAACGGTCCTAAGACCCCGCTACCATAAGAAAGAAGGTGATCTAAAATGGCTAGTTCATACAGTAATATACATCCAGTAGACGAGATTCTATCAAACCTTGCAATCGAAGCGGTTCAAGGTGATGACGTATTCATTGCAGACAAAGTATTTGAAACCGTCGCAATTCCCGAGCGTAGCGGAACTCTTCTCATCGAGAATAACCGCAACTTTACCGGAGCCGGTGCAGGTCTCGACAATCAAAGAGCGCCCGGAGCTGATCGCCAGTTGTTGAGCGGCTTTGATAGAAGCAATACAACTTACAAAGCAGATATTTACTCTTGGCGTGACGGCATCGCGATGGAGGATATATTTGATTCACAATACCCCGGATCAGAAGAGCAACGCATGGTTCGCAAAGTTGCGCGGGCTATGCAGATCTCAAGAGAGAAGAGATGCGCTGACCTTCTCTTTAATACCTCTGAGTTCACAAACGCGGCTTGTACAAGTCTCCAAACTGGTTCACGTTGGGA